CAATGATAGCAGTTGAAAGAGTTGATGAAATATCGTCCACAAATTCTGGTATAATTTCACTCAAAATAGATGTGCTAGGCACTAGGTCATTGAGGATAACTGGTCCTGTGCCATCTCCTAAATTGCCTAAGCCACCATTTGATCCATCGCCTTCAACAGATACAACCTTACACCATATGGTGTCTCTGGATCCAGGATGATTGGCATCACCTAACATCAATGTGCCGTTGTCCATGAAATGATATCCAGCTGGTGCTGTGAATTTGATCAATGAGTTTGGTGTAACATATCTCAAATTACTGGTAGTTTGAGTGCCAACACTCAGTGGTGTAGTGCTCTGAAAATATCCTGTACATTGATTTGTGGTTTGAGTGCTGTTGTTCCATGTTCTATCTGTACCACCAGATTGTCTTGGATAATTTCTATAATAAAACTGTCTAAAACTGTCTGCTGTAAAAACATCACCAAGTGTGGTGTTTATCACTTGAAGCACATCGTCACGATTGGTAAATTGGAAATCAAATGTTTGAGATGTTTGGTCTCTGTAAAGAATTCCTTCATCTGAAAAAATATCAGTTTGGGAATATACACCTGTAGGATCAACAATGTCTAAAAATCTCGAAATCCCTGAAGATGTTCTCATCTGTGATTTGATTTTAGCAATAGACGGGTTTTCTACCAACGGAGTGATTTGATAATCTTCCGGAGTGATCATTCTGTTGTTGGTGTAATAAGACTGTGGTGCTAGAGTTTTGATTTCTCTCACAGACTGAGACGATGATGCATTGGTCACAACATTCTGAAGTGATGCACTCAGTGTCAGTGTGTTGATTTGTCCTGATCGTGACACATATTCTATTTCAACTGTGACATTAGTCAAATCACTGGGTTGAATTTGATAAGTTAAATTATTGCTTTGTCTGAAAACACATCTAAAGTTTCCTTGTGGCAGAGTGCCATACACACCATCTGAAAACACAAGATTGACTTGATCATTGGTTTTTGTGACCACAGCAAATTGATTGTTGATAGAATTTTCCAGCGAATTGTAAATCACATTGTTGCCTGTGATCGCAGGCACTTTGGTCCATCGCTGTTCAATGACTCCATTTTGATCCAATTTGAACAACCATACATCATCGTTGTTGATGTTGTTTTGATTGATGGTAACTGTGGTGTTGGGTGATGTATTTGTAACAGTAAAATCTTGAGTGCCTATTGCGCCTTGTCTAAAATGAACAAAGTAACCGGTGTTTTTAGATCCAAATCCCTGTGAATCATTTTTGAATATAAACGAAAAAGCATTGCCAGGCACAGGTGCTTCTTCGTACAGAAACTTTTCATTTAAAAAACTACAAGGTACAATTTCAAAAGGCATGTTTACACCGTTGACATTTCTCGAAAATTGATACACTGGTGTGTCTAGATTGGTTGAATTGAATCTGTACAATTGAGTTGGAATACCACCAATGGTGTCACTGGCTTGAGGTTTGCCAACAAACTGTTCTTTGGGCATGGCGGCATTAAGAATTGTCGCAAATTGTTCTTGCCAGTTGTTGTTAGCAAGATCGTTCCAAAGCACTGGTGTGTTTGAAAGATTTTGACCGTTGGCATCAAAAACTTCTTCTGTGGTTGATATTGATTCTATTTTTAAAAACCCCGATGATGCTATGTTTCTTTTGGGTTGATAAGAAATCAGTCTTGCCAATCTCAACACAGACTCTTTTCTTTCAGCTAGATCAATGAAATTTTCTCTGGCATTTAGGTCAACTCTGTATGATATTGACTGACCAACATAAGCAATGAGATCAATCAATGCCACAAATTCTGAAGAATCAATGTAATCATTGAATGATTCAGGATAATTCAATTGAAGATAATCAATCAGTGTTCTTCTGATGGTATCAAAGTCGTATGATTTGAAGTCGGTTTGACTAAATGTTCTATATAATTTTTGCCATACCGTGGATGCCAGCAAAGTGTTTTGTCGATTGTCTACAGCCATTATGAATATTTATTGCGCACAAAAAGTATGTACTTAATTATTGTGCTAGGTTGTGGCAGAAACTGTAGAACCTCCAACCATAAGTCCTTGGTTTTGATCAAACAGTAGGTTTAAACGTTCTTTGATGCCGTATCCAATGTAGATCAACAACACATCAACCTGTACGCCATGCTCGTATTCGTTGACTTCGATTTGATCCAAAGCCACTCTTGGATCATAGTTTACCACAGATTCTATGTCTCTGATGATTGCATTTTTTGTGTCGATGTCCAACGGATCAAAAATATACTGCCAAATGTTGGTGCCAAAATCTGGATTTTCAAGTTTTTCGCCCTTTCGAATGTTGAAATGGTTGAAAAGATCTTGTTTGACCAATTCAATGTCATACAGTTTTGCTGATTTGAATTCACCTTGCTGTGTAGAAAATCCTTTGAACACCTGAGCATTGGACTCTGTGACTGTTTTGGTTCCTGTGGATGATTTATATGTAACTACTGCCATTTTTTATATTTAATCGTTGTATCCATTAGCAAACACAGTGTCTGCTCCTGAACTTATTGTTACTCCACAACTGTAAGCATCGCCGTGTCTGCCCATTTTTTTACCATTTACAAATACATTAGGCGATCCTTCACTTAAAGTTGTAGTGTGTGGCACACAACTCGGTGGAGCATCAAACAAATGTGCTGTGTTTGAATCTTCACCATCATTTCTTGTGATCTTTTTGCCTTCTGCATACACTGAAGGAGATCCTGTGGCTACTGCATTTGATCCACCACAAGGATGCACAGTTACTGAATCGTCTACTCTTGCAACTTTGGGCATTATGTGATCTCTCTTTCATCTAAATAAGTCTCGACATCAGTTTTTTGTGCTGTGGTCCTGTCGCGTCTTTTGTTTTCGTGCTCAGCATATGGTTCAGATGTTGGCACTCTTTTGGTTGTTGAAAGATCTCTGTGTGCACCTTTGTTTGTGAAATAGGTTTTTTCTTCAATAATGTTAGATCCAACATGACCCGAACTTACTTTGCCAGAAGTGTTCAAATGTATCTCATTGCCGGTGTTGACCAAAAAGTCATTGCCAGCATAAGTTTTAATATCTGTGCCAACCTCTATCAATCCATTATTTGCATACAATCTAAAATCACTGTTTGCTTTTTGATCAAGGTTTACCAGGGCAAAAATATCAATGTTCTTGCCTTGCACAGATATCCTACCTGTGTCAGCATTTGGAAAACTGTTCACTAATCCTGCTTCATCGTTGTTTGTACCTAGAGCAGTGAGGTTAATGTTTCTTCCTGCTTCGATGTTTACATCTCTATCTGCAACAAAATTAAAATCTGCTTCTGTTCTCACAGACACACTGTCTTTGGCATAGATATCAATCTTGCCGTCTTTGGTGAATTCAATCCAAGCAGTGCCATCTGTGTTTGTGATGTACACCAGTCCTTCTGTGTTGTGAAGTAGCAATTGAGCACCGCTTCTGGTTCGTAATCTTATGAGTTCGTTTGTGATTGGTTCAACTTCTTTGGAGCCGTGTTTTTTTGCTGGTGTGCCATCATCCATCACAAATGTGTGACCACCCAGTCTTGAATGAGCAACCTTAGATGGAGATTTTCCACTAGGGTCATATATTATTCCGTGTCGATTGATTGATTCACGAGGATTGGTCTGCTGACCATCAAAATCAATTGGTCCGGGTGTGGATATACCAAACACCTGTGAAGGAGTTTCTCTTCGAGCAGATGATGTTGTGGTTCCTCTCACTGAATCGCTTTGTAGTCCCTGTTTGATCAGAGTGTCAGTTTCCGGAGTGTGTAGTGGTCTATCTTTGAATGTGTTGTCTTGAGTGTATGTTGTGTTGTTGATTAATGTTTTTGTGTTGGCTCTTCTGTTGGCTTCTGTGACTGAAGCAGATTCTAAACTTTTGTATTTGCTGTCTTCGGTTTGAAAATTTTCAGAAGATGCTTTGCCTGGAATCATGTAATTCATGTAGGGTTCTGATATACAACCTATGTAAAAACCTTCGTTGAGATTGCCGTTGGCAAATATCACCAAAACCTGAGTGTCTATGTCAGGTGGTGTCATCCAAAATCCGTATGATTTTTGAGAGTTAGAAAATTTGTTGTCAGCAGTGGTTTCACTGAGCGGAGTAATGCCAGCAAAAGGCGAACAGTATCTTACATTCACTGTTTGAGCACTCAAAGAAAGTGCTGATGTATCAAAAGGACCATGGAGATCAGGAATCCACACATCCAGTCTGCCCATTCTCAACACATCAGCAGAATTTTTTACAAAACCCACATATGGTCCGGGAGACTGTTTGATTTTTTCAATGATGTTTAAATCATTTGGCGATTGTTTTGATCTACGTATTACTGACATTATAATCCAAATCCGCCTGGTTTCACTTGTAGGGTTCCATTGCTCATGTCTTCATAAAGCCTACTCTTAAAGTTTTGTGTTCTTGTGAGATTTTTTGTAACATCACTTGGTTCATACTCTGTAGTATCTTCTCTAGATGGATTTTGTTTTTTGAACAGAGGATGTTTGTTTTGATGGATTGATTTTTTTTCTTTTTTATCCACGTTGGATGTGTCTTCATTACCAGTTTCAATAATAATGTTAGGCGATGGTAAATCATGTAACTCTTCTTTGATGTTTTGATATCTATTTGCTGGACCAAATTGACCTGTTCCCCTCTTTGGCACATCAGACCACTGATGCCTCATCCTAACCATTTGTAAATTTTGAGTAAACATGCCTCCTTCAAATCGAGACTCACACAAAAACACCTTATAAATTCCTTTAAAAAATGCAGCATCTTGTATGTTGAACAATCCCTTTTCGTCATTGACATCTGTGGGTGTTTTAAAATTCAATCTTATGAATATTTCTGTGTCATCCGGCAACACAGCATCATTGATATCAGTATTAGAACCACCTTCAGACCTTCCAATCATTGTGTTGGACAGTACTGATTTTTGTTCAATCCAATAAGGATCTCCAAGAATTTCCATGTTGGCCACCAATAGGTCAGCAGTAGGATCCTTGATTATTCGATCAAATAGATTGGCCATTGCTAGGCCTTTGGTATTATTGCCTGGGATCAGAGTATCATACTCAGCGTTTTGAACATTGACTGGCGTAGCAGAAAAACTGCCGTCAGCATTGGATTGGTTGGCTGATCTGGTGTTGGATTCTTTTTGAGTTTCACCAGTTAATGAATTGTTAGCAGTAGTGTTGCCCAGAGGAGTAAAATAAGGCACTGGCTGATAAAAAGCAAATTTATAAGTGATATCAAAATTCAATACATCTTTGTTTTGACCTGTGTACAAATAATCATATGTCCGCGAAGGTTTGACGTTTGACACTAGGTCATCGTTTGTTTTATAATTAAAATGCTGTTTGCTGACTCGCTGTGTTCTTAAAATATATTTTATCTTGAACGCTGACCGCCCAGAACCATTGTCGTTGGCCAGTATTTCAACTTTGGTGAAAATTCTCACAGCAGTAGTGAATCCATCTCCATCCACATCAACCAGATTGTTGTCATCATCAAACTTATTCCTGTAATATTCACTTTCTATGATCACTTTGTTGATCCAGTCAACTATGTTTTGTCCTTTTTTTACCAACACAGTGGCAGACAGTGATGGCGGTTGACCAAGATTCGTTGTGTTGCTTTGATTTTTTGGATCTGAATAAGGACTTGATCCCAGCACTGCTGTCAAGATGTCGTCGCTCTCAGGAGACAACAATTCAAACTCATCAGGCACAGTGACTTGCTTGTCTTTTTGAAGTCTAGCAAGAACTCTTGTGTACTGTTCAAAAAAGTTATTAATAAGTGTGCCCACAGTGGTTCCTTGTATTCTAACATTTTCTGCGGTATAGGCATGAATGTCCATCAATGGAGTGTAGTGAGCCGGAGCTGCTTGTAATTGGTATGTGGTTACTCCAGCTTCTACATTCATTTCTGCTGAGTAAATGTGTATTGGTATAAATCTTGTGGATCGAGGAATTGTTGAAGTTGGTTTTTGATCATCATCGTAGCCTTTGAACTCAATTTTTAACATATAAACAGCATTCAGATGATTGTTGTATCCTTGTTCCTGAGCAACTTTGATCAATGTGTCTAAAAATTGTACTCCATAAGGCTCAATGACATTAAAAAGAATTTGGTAAACTGATGCACTTCCAGAGCTTTCAGTTGGAGCAACTGTGTTTCTGATGACCAAATTGTCAATGTAGTAGTCCAATCCGTCATAGGTTTCGCCGCCAGCACCTCCACTTTTTAAAATCAATACACCGTTCTTGTCACCTGAGTTGAATTGATCTTTGCTGATACATGACAAACTCACAATGTAGTTGTAAGGACTATAATCATGCAACACATTTGATCTTGGAAATAGATCTTTGCCTGTTTGAACATTATCTGAATTGCTTGATTCTGGGGCCAACATTCTCAACTGTTCTCCCATGGGGCTGAGATAATCAACACCACTGGTTCCTTCTAGATTGTTCACAATCTGATTGAATTCTGCTCCTTGAGGAGAAGTTTGAAATTCATTGAACTTTTGTACAGCATCAAGATCGTCTAGTATCATTCCTTCTTTGATAGAAACTGGTTTAGATTTGTCAACAGATGCTTGAAAAAATTTAGCATCTAGGCTTGAATCTGCCGGCAGAGCATTCACACCCATGCCCACATAATCAATGCCTTCACTGCCTACAATTTTATTGGCAAATATGTTGAAAGAATCTTCAGCACTGACCTTGCCTGACAGAGATAAATCACCTTTGAGTAGATTACCAAAATCAGATCCGGCCAATTTGTTGAGAGCTTTGTTTTTGTAAGCATCAATATCGATGCCAATATCTGTGGAAGGCATACTGATGTTGGCAAATTTTGATAGAATGTTTCGTTTGCCTTGACTGCTCATGCTATATTCCTAAAAATTTTTCTAGTGTAGGTTTTTTCGGAATCCTTATCTGTGTGCCGGCTGTGAACCCCCATATAGGATCAGTGATCACATCCATGTTTCTGTGCATGAACACCCACCACAGTTTGGCAGAACCGTACAAATCATGTGCAAGAAGGTCTGGCCTGTGTTCATAAAAGGAATCAATCTCATACAAGATATCATCTGGCTCAAAAGCAAACAGTCTCTTGGCCAAATATCCCAGAGATTCTGTGCCTTGTGCTGTTGTATAATATGGTGAAGTTTGGTTATATTGTGCCATTAAATAAATCCTTTTTTGGCTAAATCGCCGTTGGCAAATGATTTGAGATCAAATTTGGAGGCTTTGTTTCTTGAGTAAATTGGGATAGCATTAATGGTAACCATAGAATCTGTTGGCACATAGTTTATTGCTCCAGTTTTTTCCACTTGTCTTTGAACAGCAGGACTCTGTCGATAGTTCACACTGGGAGGTCCGCCACGGAATGTTTCAGACTCTAAAACTTCATCAGCAGTTTGAGTTGGCACATTGATTGCCACATAGTCAACGTCTTGTCTGAAGTCCAGTGTAAAATTGGTTATGATCACTGGCACATCTCTGAACACATAATCACCATATCCATTCAATCTACAAATTGGTGGAGGATTGCCCACATTGGTGCCTTGGCCGTAGTACATTTTGGTTACTGTTCTCAGAAAGTGTAGTGTGCTGAGCCATCTCAGACCATCTTTGTGATTCAACACTGGAAATGAAGCATTAATGGTCATTGAGTCAACCTGTGAACTCTGATAGGCATAATATGGATAATTGTTGTGGACCATGGACCGTGTGTCATAGTTGGCAGAATGTGACATAAAGATAGATGGTGTGGTTGGAAATCTCACTCCAGGATATTCTTTTTCCAGAGCAGCTGGTGCCAATATGTTTGAATCACCCATCAGTTGTGTGAAAGTAGATCTCGGCAGTGACAGTGTGACTGCCCAATCCTGTGTGGCACTGGGCGAAGCAACCTGGCTGGGCAGTGCTGATTCCTGCCGACCAAATATGCCACCCAAAGGTAATCCAGAAGCTGCCAATCTCGATCCCACAGCATCAGCAACACCTGATGTAGCACCTATTTTGCCGACTGCCTTTTTGGCAAAGTTAACACCTTTGTTGAGAAAATTTGTAATCATATTAAAGATATTTATTGATTTAATTAACTACATACTTTATAATAAGTGCTAGAAAGAAGAACTAACACTATACAATATGTCAACAAAATACCTCAACAACAGAGACATGCTCAAACAAATACATCTGAGCAAA